TCTAAATAAAACTGTACAATGACGGAGAGTTGATAGAAGAAAAGTTTCACGTGTACGAAGGCATTACGTGGACTGGTAGTAGGGACTACGACTACAGCTTAGATATAAGTGAGATGGATGTAGACTACGGTTCGTTATCTTTGTATGGTATTGACCGTGGTTATCCTAGCGGTTACTACGGACCAGGCTTTAGCGACGTATATGTATACGTAACGTACGATGTTATATCGCAAGTTGTGAATGACATTGTTACTACGATTGAACGGGAGACGATACTTAAAACAGACGTATACGTTTACGAGAGTATGTATATACCGCCAGTAGTAGATGTCCAGATTACGCATGTAAGTCCGACAGAGTTTGAGGTAGAGGTAGTACAGATTGATGATTTCGGAATTGAAAGCATTGAAAGTTTTGAAGTCGAACTGGAAGTATCTAACCTTGCTCCTGCGGAAATTGAAATGGAGATTGCTCAGGAACTGGAATTTACTCCTCTTGAAGTTGATGATACCGAATCCGACAGTGGAGAAGTTTTCACCGAAGTACAAGAAGTTAATGAAGAAGTAGCTGCTGACGAACCTGAACCGATGGAATCTGAAACAGAAGAGCCGGAACAGGAACAAGAGCAACAAGAAGAAGAGCAGCAACAACAAGAGGAAGAGACGGAACCAGAACCTGAACAAGAGGTAGAAGCGGTAGAAGAGCAACAGCAACAAGAGGAAGAAGAACAGCAAGAAACTGAAAAGCCTCGGTCTTCTGGTTACTCTGTAGCGTTAGACTCAATTAAAGTAGCACTTATGGTACAGAACGCAGCAAGTCGTGCATTTGCCGAGTATCAACAGGAACGCTTACCAGATGCAGCGTTTTACCCACCTCGTGAATTAGATGGCGGTGAAACAGTAGACAATCCCCTTGGTAGATGGATGACAGGGGCATCCGACTTACTTATGAGAGAAATGGTAGATTCCCAATGGCAGAGGTAGAATACAAAGGCATTAAGCTATCAGGCGGCAGGTTGTTATTTATTCTGCCCCTACTCGGTACACTTGGTGGTGGACTGTGGGCAGGCTTTGAGTTTTACAAAGACTATACTAATATGCGGGATAAGATAGAGCGATACGTTGCTCCTGACCTATCTGGCATAGACAGACAAGTATCTATTATTCAAACAGAATTAACTTCAGCTATTGACAACATGCAAGCAATAGTGGATAATATGCAAACCGAAATGCGTCAACTCAAGCTAGACTTGAATAACGACTTGAGCATTATCTATGATAATATGAATGAACAAGACGGGCGTAATAGGGACAACATTAAAACTGTTCGTGATGTTATCTCTGGATTTGAGGTTCGGATGGGTAACAAGATGGATAGGCTGGACGATAAGATTGACACGCTTGAAGAAGAGCTAGACATGAAGATTAATCGAGCACTAGATAATCCATTGGCAAACGGCGGTTAATATGGCACTAGCAAAGTCACAAAGAAGTTTAAAAAACTGGACTAAACAAAAGTGGCGCACAAAGTCAGGTAAGCCTAGTTCTAAGACTGGCGAAAGATATTTACCAGAAAAAGCAATAAAGTCCTTGACAAGTGCTGAATATAGTGCTACAACTAAAGCAAAACGAGAAGGAACACGTGCAGGTAAGCAACACGTGAAACAGCCTAAGAGTATTGCTAAGAAGACAGCAAAGTTTAGAAGAGGCACGTAATTATGATACAGGCACTTATAGGACCGATAGCAAATCTGGCTGGTACGTGGATAAACGGCACAGTAGAAAAGAAAGCTGCAGAAACTAAAGCAAAGGTTGCTAAGGCAGAAGCAGAAGCACAAATCATGCTCAGTCGCGCTACAAGCGAAGCAGACTGGGAAAAGGTAATGGCTCAAGGCTCTCAATCTTCCTGGAAGGATGAGTGGCTAACCATACTATTTAGTATTCCTCTTATCCTTGTATTTATAGGAGAGTGGGGACGTAACGTAGTAGCAGAGGGTTTTGAAGCTCTTGCGACTATGCCTGATTGGTATCAATATACTCTTGGTGTTATTGTTGCTGCAAGTTTTGGTGTGCGTAGCGCTACCAGAATATTTGGTAAAAAATAACTGTGTCTGTCAAAGTTTCAAACACAGGTAGGTTAGTAGTGACACCTAAGAAAATGTTGGAGTGGAAAATACTTCCACGCTTTATGATGTTCGTAATGACTGTTATGTACATCCGAGTAATAGAATGGTTTATGTCTTTGCCAGTAGACGCAATGACATCACAAGCAACTGCATTGACCGCTACGGTAACGGGCGCAATGACAGGTGCGTTTGCTGTATGGTTAGGCAATGAGTCAAGATAACATTAAGAAAAAATGTGACTGCAAACAGGAAGTCAGCATTGGCTGTGAGGACTGCGAATGTGCAGGATGTACTTGCGAAGAATGTGACTGTTGTAATAAGGAGTAATAGGAATGGCATTTAAACTTAGTAACCGAAGCCTTGGGCGATTAGAAGGCGTAGACCAGTCTCTCGTAGATGTGGTTAAAGAAGCTATCGGCATCACTAAAGTTGACTTCGGCGTAACGCAAGGACTGCGTACATTAGAAGAACAAAAGAAACTATACGAAGCTGGACGTTCACAAACTATGAAGTCTAAGCACCTCGAAGGACGTGCAGTAGACGTTGTTGCATATGTTGGCTCTGACATTTCTTGGGAGCTAAACATCTATGACGACATCTGCGATGCATTTGCAGAAGCTGCTCGTAACCAAGGCGTAGCTATTAAGTGGGGCGCTGCATGGAGTGAAGGCGATATTCGTGAGTACAAAGGTACTGCAGAAGACGCAATGAACGCATACATTGACCTTCGCCGTGCAGAAGGACGCAGACCATTTATTGACTCTCCACACTTTGAATTGATGTAGTATGCCTAGAGAGCTAAGTGAAAAACAACAAAAGTTTCTAGCTGTTTTATTTGATGAAGCAGGTGGTGATATGGTACTTGCTAAAAGACTGGCAGGTTACTCAGACAGCACTGCTACTGGCGATATTGTTAAAGGCTTGAAAGAGGAGATACTAGAAGCTACTCAAATGTACATGGCTCGCAATGCCCCCAAAGCAGCTATGGCAATGGTTGGCGGTTTGTTCGACCCTACCGAACTCGGTATTCGTGATAAGATGGCAGCAGCTAAAGAGTTGCTAGACCGGACAGGATTGATTAAAACGGAGAAGGTACAGGTAGAAGCAGCAGGCGGTGTTATGCTCATGCCAGCAAAAGCCCCTGTAGAGGATGATGAGTAGAAGCATTGGGCGGTGGAAACTTCCACAACCAACAGATATAAAAGAAGAAAACGAATGGGTACAGATACCTCGCATTGCCAGGACTGTACCTTTTGGTTATAAGTTTAACGAAGACGATAGAGATATTCTTGACCCTATCCCAACAGAGCTTGACTTACTTGAGAAAGCACGTAAGTTTGTAAATCAATATAGTTATCGTGAAGTAGCAAACTGGCTAAGTACAAATAGCGGTAGATACATTTCACATGTTGGATTGAGAAAACGGTTAAGTAATGAGCGACAGCGTAAGAACCAAGCTAAAAGCCTCCGCAAGTGGGCAAAGTATGCGCAAGCGGCAATCGCCAAAGCGCAAGCCCTTGAAGAAGCGAGAACCGGCGCAAAAGCCGAAAGTTGAAGTTAAAGAGGTTACATACGATACGCAGGCGGTAGAAGAAACCCAGAACGTATTATTTAAACCTAACCCCGGACCACAGACCGACTTCCTTGCTGCAAGCGAAAGAGAAGTTTTATACGGGGGCAGTGCAGGTGGTGGTAAGTCCTACGCAATGTTGGCAGACCCCTTGCGATACATGGGCCACTCACAGTTTAGTGGGTTGCTACTTCGTCATACGACAGAAGAACTTCGTGAGCTTATATTTAAGTCACAAGAGTTGTATCCGAAGATATGGCCTGGAATCAAATGGTCTGAGAGAAAGATGCAGTGGACCGCGCCATCTGGGGCGAGGTTGTGGATGTCGTACCTGGATAAGGACCAAGACGTCCTCCGCTACCAGGGTCTGGCATTTAGCTGGATAGGCTTTGACGAGCTGACACAATGGCAATCGCCATATGCATGGAACTACATGCGAAGCCGTCTACGGTCCACTGCACCAGACCTGCCTATCTTTATGAGGGCAACTACAAACCCAGGAGGCCGTGGTCACCATTGGGTTAAGAAGATGTTCATTGACCCGGCTCCGTACAATGCTTCATTTGACGCTACGGACAGTGAAACAGGAGAGGTACTAAAGTATCCAGCCGGACATGAGAAAGCAGGCAAGACGTTATTCAAAAGACGTTTTATTCCTGCTAGGTTATCAGATAACCCATATCTGTCAAAAGGCGGTGACTACGAAGCAATGCTTCTATCGCTCCCTGAGCAGCAACGTAGACAGCTACTCGAAGGTGATTGGGATATTAAAGAAGGGGCGGCCTTTACAGAATTTGACCGTCACAAACATGTTATTGAGCCTTTTCGTATCCCTAGTAATTGGGTTAAGTTCCGTGCCTGTGACTATGGTTACGGCAGTTATTCAGGAGTACTTTGGTTTGCTGTTTCGCCATCTGAGCAACTTGTTATATATAGAGAGTTATATGTCAGCAAAGTCCTTGCAACGGACTTGGCAGATATGGTACTAGACTTAGAGGCAGAAGACGGTAACATAAAGTACGGAGTACTTGATAGCAGTTTGTGGCACAAGCGTGGAGACACAGGGCCAAGCCTAGCAGAACAAATGATACAGAAAGGTTGTCGCTGGCGACCTTCCGACAGAAGTAGGGGCAGCCGGGTAGCAGGTAAAAACGAAGTACACAGGCGCTTACAAGTAGACGAGTACACAGAGGAACCAAGACTTGTTATATTTAATAATTGCACCAACCTTGTTTCCCAACTACCGGCCCTACCGATTGACAAGAAAAATCCTGAAGATATTGACACAACTTCAGAAGACCACTTGTATGATGCGTTAAGATATGGTATAATGTCACGACCAAAATTTAGTATATTTGATTATGACCCAATGGGTCGTCCTAGTCAGCAGGTTATGGCTGACGCAACTTTTGGATATTAACACATGGCGGATGATGAAATTTTAATGGAAGATGAAGCTATCGCATTAGAAGATACAGATGATACTGTAGTCAACGATGCCGATGTTTCAAATATCATTCCGTTTGTTTTAGAACGTTACCAAAAAGCTGAAGACTATCGGTATCAGGACGAAGAGCGCTGGTTACGTGCGTACCGCAACTACCGTGGGCTGTACGGACCAGACGTTCAGTTTACTGAAGCTGAGAAGTCACGCATATTTATCAAAGTAACTAAGACTAAAACACTTGCTGCTTACGGGCAGATTGTTGACGTTCTGTTTGCGAACAACAAGTTTCCGCTATCTATTGACCCAACAGAGCTTCCAGAGGGTGTAGTAGAAAATGTAAACTTTGACATGCAGGATATGCCACAAGAGCAAAGCATGGAGAACCCATACGGTTTCCGTGGCGATGGCAATGAACTTCCAGCAGGTGCTACGGCACGGACATTGTTAGACAAACTTAGTCCGTCACTAGCAGAAAAACTAGAGCCTGTAGAAGACAAACTCAAAGAAGGTCCAGCAACAGTACCTAGTCAGGTTGAATTTAGCCCAGCAATGATTGCGGCTAAAAAGATGCAAAAGAAAATCCACGACCAACTTGAAGAGTCGGGAGCGAACAAAAGTTTGCGCAGCAGCGCATTTGAGATGGCACTGTTTGGTACGGGGATTATGAAAGGTCCGTTTGCTACAGATAAAGAGTACGCAAATTGGAATGATGAAGGTGAGTACGACCCAGTATTCAAAACTGTACCAGAGATTAACCACGTATCCGTTTGGAACTTCTATCCAGACCCAGATGCAAACAACATGGATGAAGCACAGTATGTTATCGAGCGTCACAAGATGTCTCGTACACAACTGCGTCAGCTAAAGAAACGTCCATACTTCCGTAGCGCTGTTATTGATGAAGCTATTTCGTTTGGCGAGAACTATAGTAAGAAGTATTGGGAAGACGATTTATCTGACTACGCGCCTGAGCACGGCATTGACCGCTTTGAAGTTCTTGAGTATTGGGGCATGTGTGATGTCGAGATGCTTGAAGAGCAAGGTGTAGAAATTCCATCAGAGCTACAAGACTTTGATGAGCTACAGGCAAACATCTGGATTTGTAACAACAAACTTATTCGCATGGTGCTTAACCCATTCAAGCCCGCTAAAATACCATATGCTGCTGCGCCATACGAGTTAAACCCATACTCCTTCTTTGGCGTTGGTATTGCTGAGAACATGGACGATACGCAGACGCTGATGAATGGCTTTATGCGTATGGCAGTAGATAATGCTGTTATGTCCGGCAACTTGCTTATTGAAGTAGATGAAACTAACTTAGTGCCTGGGCAAGACTTAACTGTGTATCCAGGTAAAGTATTCCGTAGGCAGGGTGGCGCACCAGGCCAAGCTATCTTTGGTACAAAGTATCCTAACGTGTCGTCTGAAAACATGATGATGTTTGATAAAGCACGAGTACTTGCAGATGAAAGCACAGGCTTCCCATCATTTGCACATGGTCAAACTGGCGTAGCTGGTGTAGGCCGTACTGCTAGTGGTATCAGCATGTTGATGAACGCTGCAAGCGGTAGTATTAAGAACGTAATTAAAAACGTAGACGATTATTTACTTCGCCCTCTAGGTGAAGGTTTCTTCCGTTTTAATATGCAGTTTGACTTTGACCCAGAAATCAAAGGCGACTTAGAAGTAAAAGCACGTGGTACTGAAAGTCTGATGGCAAACGAAGTTCGTAGCCAACGGCTTATGCAGTTCCTACAAATATCAAGTAATCCAGCACTTGCTCCATTTGCCAAGTTCCCATACATCATTCGTGAGATTGCGAAGTCTATGGACCTTGACCCCGACAAAGTAACAAACAACATGAGCGATGCCGCTCTGCAAGCTGAAATTCTAAAAGGCTTCCAAGCTCAACAGCAACAAGAACAAGCTGCTGTTGCAGGTGCGGATGCTATGGACACTAGCGGTGCAGGCGGAGGCAACATCGGCGTAGGACAAGCTCCTGTACCAGGGGAACAAGGATTTAGTGGAAATGCACAGCAACAAGGAAACCCTCAGCAAGCTCAAGCCCCTGGTCAGCAACCACAGCCAGTGGCAGGCGTTCAGTAATTACTTAGACGAAGTAATAGAAATACAACAAAGAGCGTTAGAACAATCAGATAACATGGTTGCATTACATCGCTCACAAGGTGCAGTAGCGGCACTGCGAAAACTTAAAACATTAAGGGATGAAGTTAATGGCTCGTGACGAACAGCTTAGTCTTTTTGAAGAAGGCGGCATGATAGACGAAGGTGGTACAGTAGACCCTGTGTCAGGGAACGATGTACCTACAGGCTCTCTTCAAGAAGAAGTACGAGACGATATACCTGCACAACTAAGTGAAGGTGAGTTTGTTGTACCTGCTGATGTAGTTCGTTATCATGGCCTAGACAAAATGATGGCATTGCGGGATGAAGCTAAACTAGGGCTTGCTAAGATGGAAGCAATGGGACAGATGGGAAATTCAGAAGAAGCTATGTTACCAGACGATGTACCTTTTGGTTTAGAAGATTTAGAACTTGAAGAAGCGCCGCTACAGTTTGCAGAAGGGGGAGCTGTGACAGACCCAAATGAGCCACGAGAAGTTAGCTTTGAAGATATGATGAGGGACGTTAGTGGCCCTACGGAAACACGTGAGTATCGTAACAACGCTGGCGATGTACTATTTATTCCGTTTAGAAATGGTGTTCCTCTATATCCTATTCCTGAAGGATACTTTGAGTATATTCCTAGCGAAGATGAAGCTGCTGCAGAAGCAGAAGCAGAAGAACCCGTTGTAGCAGCAGTAGCTACCGCAGAAACTGACTCATATACGAGCATTGAACGCGATAGAAAAATGTCGGAAGGCATAGATAGGCAAGAACAACGTATTAGGACTAATACTGAGTTACTTGGAATAGAAGGTCGCCGCAAACGTAATGGCGACGAACCAGAAGATAGAGAAGAAGTTTCAGAAGAAGTTCTTGCTGAACGTGAAAGATTGGCTGAGGTTATTGGCGTTCCTATTACAGGCTTGATAGGTAATCAGCCTGGAGATTTTGACCCACGTACAGGTGGTTTCTTTGGTCCTCATGGAGTTGCTTTAGACAACGAGGGTTTTGCCATTGACTATGTTAGTGAATTTGGTTTACCAGAAGGCGTGCGTAGTTTTGCAACTGGTAAAGCTGCTGTTAGTTTTGCAAATGCAAGTTTGCCAAGAGGTCTTTTTGGTGGATTAGGATATAAAGACACTCTTCCGAGTATGCAAGAGTATACCGCCATGTCTCCTGAACAGAGAGAAAGAGCGGTTCAGTTTCTTCGAGATTATGAAGAACAATCAGGAATAAAGTTTGAAGAAGGTACTCCTTACTACTTAATGATGAATCCTGATGCTGCAGGTTTAACACAAGAAGAAATTAACCAAATGGACCAGGCGCTAACTCCTGGTGCTGCAGCCGTTCTTTCTGGTACTACAGGTACTGGTGCAGGTACTACTGGTGCAGATGCTACTGATGTAGGAGTATCTGGTACAGGTACGACTGATATAGATGCTACTGTACCTGTAAGACAAACACTAGCGGGTACAGTTCCAGGTGGTGTAGAACCTGTAGACCCAACTGCTCCACTAGGAACGTATGACTACGATGCTCGTCTATTGGAAAGACGCGCACTAGATGTTCCAATAGTTCCTGCTCGACCAAAAGACCCTGATTTTTTTCAAAGTGGTAATTTTAAAAGGCAACGAAGAGAAGAGCAAGCTGCATGGGACGCAACCTACGGGGACAGATATAATCCAGATGGCTCTTTAAAAACAATACCTACTTTTGGACAACAGGTTGAACAACAACGGTTAGTTGAACAATACCCAGGTAGAGAAGAAACACAATTCTTTGATACTCCTTCTTCTTCTGAAGGAATACGCGAAACACAAACATTAACAGATTTATATAGAGCAGAAGGGTTAATACCTGAGCAAGTATATCAAGAAGGTTATATGCCTCCTAGTGATAGGCTAGCTGCTGAACAACCTGTTCCTGATATTACTTTAATTCCAGAAGTAAGAAATGCTTTTCAGACCGCTTTTAATCGTGCTCCTTTAAATTTAGATGAGTTACGAAACTTTGCAAGAGAGAGAGGATTTTTTGATGCTGGACAAAGGCTTACTACTAATTTAAAAAATTTAACTGGCAGTATACAGGAGGGAGTTACCCAATTATTTAATACTCCTAGAAATACTGTAGCAGCAGAACAAAATATTGTAGGCCGACAAGCTGCTCAAGGACAAGCCCCATTAGTAGACCCTCAGTTGGATGCGCTACCTAACGAGCGGGCTTATCAAGCACAAGTTGAACAACGGCAATTAGTTGAACAGTTTCCAGGTAGAGAAGAGGGTAGGTTCTTAGGTACTACGGCACAAGCGCAAGCAGATTTGCGTAATTTAATGCCTACTGCTACGGCTCAAGCTGTAGAAGCATTGCAAGATGCTAGTGTTTCACCTATTACTGAGCAAGGAACGCTAGACCAAAAAGCTGCGTTAGCTCGACTTTTTGATGTATCACAACAAGTTGGTACAACGTTTAGTTTACAAGACCAAGCAACTCTTGCAAATATGTCAGCAGCACAAATTGACAAATTGACTGCAGGGCAACAAAACATATTAAATCAAAGGCAGCAACAAAGACAAACATTA